TAGGTTCTCCTACATTAGTAAAATGATTGGAATTTACTGCAGAAGTAGGGTCTCCTAAGCTCCAGTCATCTTTTACATGCTCATTATATCCAAACCTTATCATAGGGCCTCCTTGGTGACTACCGTACTTAGCTTCATACACATTATCTAATTCAGATTCTGCTAATTGTTCTATTGCAGGTTGTCCATCTAAAATCCTTGTTAGATTAAAAAGTCTTTTATTTTTTTGAGAGTCTGTCTCTGCAAATCCTAAACACTTGAATGTAGTATATCCATCATTAGTGCCGTTTACCTTTATTGTAGATGTAAAAGAAAAATTTCCAGTATAACTCGCTCCATTATCCCCGGACGACATTTTAGTTTTAATGAGACCTATTGCCATAATCTTATCTCCTACTTTACAATCTACTACTGCTTGGGATTGGGGCATACTTCTGGCCCAATCTTCATTATAATTTGCGCCTACACTATTTAAAGTATTTAACCAAGCTACCGTAGCTGGTCCAGATATCGTTTGGGTATATATAGTACCAGGTATTATAGCAATACTGCCTCCTCTTTTTCTAGAAAGGGCTAACTCTAGTTCTATAGATAAGGGATTGGCGGGTTGTGAAGTTATTGTAGGAGGGTCATTACTACCATCTTTAGAAGGACCTTCTAATTTTAGATTGAAATTTACCCCTACATCAAATTGATATCTTCCTGTTTCAGGAACATCAAAATAGTATCCAGGAAGAGGAGTGGCTGCATTTACAAAATTACCTCCTGGATCTTGCTTTTCTTCATTAAAAGGAATAAGTCCCCAAGGAATTTCAGTACTAGTTTGAGCATCTCCTATGGGGAAACTATATTCTGAAGCCTTAGGAATTTGTTCCATAAGAGTTCCATCTGGTAGTTTCCAAACTTTAGTAGATGTGTCACTTGTAAATACAGCAGTATAAGAAGGTAAGTCTGCAGGGTCTACATCTGTATTAACTTGTACATCGAAATTTACTTTCTTCAGAAGATTCCTAAATAAATAATCAGCCCCTGTTTGTCTAGTATGCACATCTTTACTTGCTATTTCTCCTAGTGCCCCTTCTGCTATGATAGTCTTGTCTTTTTGCCTTCTAGGAGCTCTCACTATAGAGAAGCCTGATATTTGGTCTTTTACATCTATGTAGTCAGATAGATCTACAGTGAACTTAAGTCCTACCATCCATCCTTTAGTCTCCCCTTCACTATTAGGAACAATAGCATCATTTTCAAAAGTAGTTTTGTTCTTAGAATACCACTGTGCAAGAGCTCCAGGCCATTCTTGTGTGATAGTGGCTAATGGTGTGCCGGGAATTGGTATTAATTTTCTATTAAAATCTCCTGCACAAGGCATCCTTATATCTCCAATCCATTTTACGTCAGAAGCTCTTCCTGTTTTTGAATAGAAAACAAGTCCGAATCTGTAAACTTCATCTCTCATGTAGCCCTTAAAGTAAGACTCCATCCTTCCATTCTTGAAGTTGGTAAATCCGGCACCTATATCTATAGTGTTTTCATTTATTGTTGCTTCTATGGTATCTTTAGAAGGTACATTTACAAAAGGAGATATTTCAGGCCAAAACTCTGTTCCTCTATTTCTTATGCTTTCACTAGTATTACTAGGTTCTACATTAGATGAGTCATCTAGTGTTATTTCTTTGAATGTGAATTCATAGTCTACATTAGGACCTGATCCTCCTAGAGTATTGGTGTAGTCTAAGTTATCATCGAGTTTGTATAGGAAATGTGTAGTAGCAGGAACTGTCACATCTCTATTCATGGGATTGATAACATCTGCTCCTTCAGGAACTCCCCATGTCTTAGAGGTGGTAAAATCTAGAGTAGGAGTATTAAAGAGAGTAGATCCCATGTAGGTGACAGTGGCATTACTTGTATTGGTATTAATATCTAAAGCTGATCTCCATCTATAAGTCCTTGCATCAAAGTCTAGATTGAAGGTGGCTTCTTTTACATTTCCGAAGAGCAATCTATTGTATTTGGCAGTAATTGTTTTAACCCTTTCAAAATCTACATCATATTGCTTTAGATCTTCTATAGGAATTTCTTCTAGATCTTGTACAGTAGCTAAGGAAAACTCATAGGAATTTTCACTGGTAAGTGTCTCTGTCTTGACTAGAAAAGCTAAAAACTGTCCAGGGGCTATTTCATTAACCGCATATACAGCTATTTCATCAAATCCTCTGGGAAGTACTGGAATACTATAGTTTAGAATCTTGGTGCTGTTTACAATAGTAGTGGCATAGGCATAATCCCAGTATTGGGGATCACTAGCACTTGTATCTATTAAGGCTATAGGAGTGGAAGCACCTGCAAACTTCTTTAGTCTGTAAGTGACATACCAGAGTCCTGTAGGGAGGCTTCCCCCATCTTGATCTTCAGTGGTAACTAAGGCGGGCACTAAATCATTCTCTATGATAATGGCAAAGTCCTTCACTCTTAATGCTAAAGTATCAGAAGCTACTGCATTAAAAGTTCGAGGTATATTGTTGTTATCTGTAAAGTATACTCTTTGGATATCTGTATTCTCATACCTAGCAAGAGCTTCAATAGGGTGATCTTTGCTAAAGTCTAATTTGCCATTGTGAAGTAATGCAAGAGCTGCTGATCCTGAAGGATCTGTGGGATCATAAGTCATGCTCCATATCTGGCTTAAAGCTTCTGCACCTTCTTCATTTATAGTAAATAGAATGGTTTTATCCCTTAGGGGAGTATGTCCTATTATTATGAAGTCATTTACAGCAGGAATTTCTTCAATGGTTATCCTGGCATCTACAGTGACATCTTTTGTAATATTAACGTCTATTACAATATTTCCTGGATTGTAAATGACTATTTTTTCTTCATCATTAAGTCTCTGGTATTCTATGTTCTGAGAAGTCAGATATTCTTCTATCTGGTCAAAGATATTGTCATCTGTAATTTGAGAAGTTCCATTGAGGAATACAGAAGCAATAACTCCAGAGGTTAGCTCTACATTAAGTTCACATCCTGTAGTTCCTACAATAGGGGTGATTATGAACATCCCCTTAATCTCCTTCATTTTAAGGAGTTCCTCAGTTCCTTTGATATTCTCAAGAGCCCCTGTAGATAGCCCTTCATCTGTTACAGGCCTTAGGTTATGGGCATCAGAATATTTGTTATTGGCATACTTCTGCTTAGAAGTATCCTTATCCATTCCTCCCATGAAAGTATTTCCATGTACAGGCATTTCTAGTAGGAATTAAGGTTTCTTTGCTTTGACATGTCCCCGTAATACTTAAAGCTGGTTCCATGAGCATTTAATTGAGGTATTAATCTAACAAACTGATTCTTCCAGGTTTCTAGCTGATCTACAGTAGGCATTAAGCCTGCAGTAGTTGCTGCTCCTAAATACCAGTCTCGCTCTCTTTGCAGGTAGTTAAATCTCTGTCCATCCATTTTACCTTGTAGGAATAGTTTCTGACCTATCTTTTCAGCAATATAAGCTTTTACAGCTTGGGTATACTTCACATTATCTGGTATCATAGGTTGTCCATCAGCATCTGTAGGAAATGCCTTATATACTATCTCCAAAGATCCCTCCTTGAAGTTTGTGAATATATAGCATCCATTTATTGTGTAAGTAAGATCTGTAGTGCATGAATCTCTTAATTGATTTTGAGTGGCTATAAAAGGAGATTGAAAGGTGATAGTACCAAAGGAAGTTAAGGATTGGGGAGAAGCAGGTATATTTTCTTCCATTTTCTCTAATCCTGTTTGAAAACTATCAGAACTGTATCTTAAGGGCACTTTAGTGACAGCATCTCTTACCTGTACAGGATATATCATATCACAAGGCACTGATCCCCTGTATTTGTTTATTGTAACTGCACAGGGATGATTTAGGTCTAGATTTCCATCTGTGACCTTATCTAAGTACTGCTGAGGCACTGCAATGAGATCCATGACCTCTCCAGTCCATTCTAAGGCATCTATCCAATCTACTTCATGAGTCCAGCCATAGTCACGGAATATACCTTCCATTATCCTGTCTATGCTTATGTATTTTCCTGTTAATGCCATTTTGTTATTCTTTAATTAAAAATTGTACGGAAAATATCTCTACATTATCTCCTACTGCTCCACCAATATTCTGGGCAGCTAATTCAAAATAATCCCCAGTAGCTAAAG